ATTGGAGATGTAACAATTAATTACGATGCAACTTCAGGAGGCACAGTATATAGAAACCTAGATGGAACAGCAGCAACTAATTTATCAGATGCTAGATATACAGATGCTGGAGGAGCACCACGCGATGGTTCAACAACAGGAACACGATTTAATGTAGACAACTCGTCACAACTATCAGGTACTGCAGAAGCAGCAGATATTAACTCATTACGTCGAGCATTTAGACTTCAAGAGTGGCTAGAAAGAAACGCTAGAGGTGGAACCCGATATATTGAGAGCATTCTAGCTCATTTCGGAGTAAAATCTTCAGACGCAAGACTTCAAAGACCAGAATACCTAGGAGGTTCAAAAGGTAAAATGGTAATTAGTGAGGTACTTTCAACTGCAGAAACAACACTACCAGTCGGTAACATGGCAGGACACGGTATTTCAGTATCTGGAGGAAATGAATTTAGATATAATGTAGAAGAACACGGATGGATTCTTGGACTTATCTCAGTTACACCAGAAACAGCTTATCAACAAGGTGTACACCGTTCATTATTGAAACTAGACAGACTTGACTATTTTTGGCCTACTTTCGCCAACATTGGCGAACAAGAGGTAAAAAATGCAGAACTTTATGCAGTAGGCAATCAAATAGGAGAAACATTTGGATATGTACCAAGATATGCAGAATATAAATTTCTTAACAGCCGAGTAGCTGGAGAAATGAGAACTACACTAGATTATTGGCACCTAGGGCGCAAATTTAGCGCAAAACCAAACCTAAACGGTGCTTTTATTCAATGTGATCCTAGTACGCGTATTTTCGCGGTAGAAGACCCATCAGTAGACAACATTTACGGACATATCTTTAACAACATCAAGGCTATTAGAAAGATGCCGAAGTACGGCACGCCTAACTTCTAAGATGGCATGTGATACACCGTTTCATGTTAACAACCCACGCTACCCTATCTATAGTAACGACCGGCAAGTTCCGGTACCTTGTGGAAAGTGTCCAGCGTGTTTGTCCAGACGCACCAGCGTCTGGACATTTCGTTTAAAAACTCACGCAAAAAATGCTATATCTTCTTATTTCATTACTCTTACTTACGATACCCGATTCGTACCTATATCAAGTAGGGGTTTCCTTACACTCGATAAACGCGATGTTCAACTCTATTTTAAAAGGCTTCGCAAACTTCATGGAAAAAATCACGAACCCTTAAAGTATTATTTAGCCGGAGAATACGGAAGTAAAACATATAGGCCTCATTACCACATTATTTTATTTAATGCAGACATAGAATTAATACACAAAGCATGGGAAAAAGGAGAGGTACATATAGGAGAACTAACAGAAGCTTCAGCTGCATATACTGCAAAATATATAAACAAAGGAAAAATTATACCAATGCACAAAAATGATGATAGACTGCCAGAATTTAGTTTAATGTCAAAAAAGCTAGGACTTAATTACCTTAGTGAAAAAATAATTAATTATCATCGTGCAGATATTGAAAGAAATTTCATAACATTGGAAGACGGTAAGAAAATAAGCCTACCAAGGTACTTTAGAGAAAAAATCTGGTCAGAAACAGAAAGAAGAACGCAAGCAGACAAATTAGCAGAAAAATTTAAAGCAATAGAAGAACAAAAAGAATTAGATTATTACACAAAACATCAAACATTAGAAGGATATGAACAACTCAAAGAAAGCGGAAAAGCAGACAGAATCATTACTCATGCAAAACGAGCCCGAGAAGGGAGAAATAAAATTTAGGTCAGCATTTAGCTACATAGAAAAACAATCAGAACAGGAGGAAAAATCATCAATGGAACCAAGTCAGACGGTTCCAGATATGACTTTGTCATTACAAGAACTAGTACAACGATACACCAGAGGACAATCAGTAGCAACCTTTACACCCGTATACTACGGAGAAGACGAAGAATTCGCAGACGTAAGTCGCATGGACCCAATAGAGCGTATTGAATACGCTAGATTCATTCGCGAAAAAATTGCGGAAACACAAACCTCCCTAGCGGAGCACACACGTGCCGAAGGACGTGAGCCGCAAATGAGCGATGGACAAAACTTCGTAGAAGAAAACATAGAGGAAAATGGACTTCAGTAACCCCCCTTTAAACAAAATTCAACACTATAAAAAAGGGAAGATGAGAGGGACTGCCTCTCATCTTCCTGACAAGTGGCGATATGGCAAAAAAACAAAAGCGCAATGGATACAGGCCTTCGAAGAGGAGGCCAAGCACTAATACTACTTGATATATTAGTGCTAATTGACACCAAACACAAACGAAAGCCTGCGAGAGTGCAAGTGCAGGTGGAAAATAAACACAAAATAAAACGTTAATGGAACCAGTAACAACAGCCGCAGCAATAACAGCCGGCGTCAGTGCGCTATCTGGCGGAGCCAGTGCATACGCCACAGGAAAACAAAACAAAAAATCACGTGCATTCTCAAGAGAGATGTACGAAAAAACAAAAGCAGATAATATCAAATTCTGGGATATGCAAAATCAGTACAATAGCCCAGAAGCACAAATGCAAAGATTAAAATCAGCAGGACTTAATCCTAATATGGTATATGATAAAGGCGGAGCAATACAAGCCGCCGGAAACATATCATCACCAGATGTTCAAGGAGGACAATTCAGAACTCCCGACTTTGCAGCAATTACAAACCCTATACAAGGTTATTTTGATACAAAAATCAAACAAGCCCAATATGATAACCTATTAGCAGCCAACACAACAATGCAACAGGAAGCGGTATTAAAAGCCGCTCAGGCACTAGGAGAAACATCAAGAACAAAAGGACAAACTATTGCTAATGCATTAGCAGAATCTAACTTTACATATTCAGTAGAAGGAGCAAGACTTGACAACGAACAAAAAAGAGCAAATACCCTATTTACATTAGATAGCAACGCAAGGGCTCAAGTAATGCAAGGTAAATCTTTAGATTTAATAGCAGAGGACATATTACTAAGAAGACAACAAACTGCTAATACAGCAGCAGAAAGAGCAAATATCAGACAGCAATTAGAAAACATGAAAAAAGATGGTCAACTTAAGGACTTTGATATAAACCTCAGGAAAATGGGTATTAACCCTACAGACCCTACATGGATGCGAGTAGCAACACAAGCATTACAACCATATATTGGACTAAATCCACAAGATATGTATTATAATACAAGACAATGGTTAAGAAACAAAACCGGAATGACAATTTTTGGCCATCCAAAATGGGGAGGAGCAGGAGGGTCTTGGTAATGTCATATTTTAAAAAAACATCTTCAGAAATGAAGAAAGATATGGATAATTTAATAAAATCCATAAATACAACCTCTCGAGGAAACCAACAGGTAGAAAGTTTAATACTATCAAGATATGATTCAATATTAAGCCTATTACAAATTACTCAAATTCATATTTCAAACTTTAACAAACAAAAACAATGCGCTACAACAGAAAACGCGGAGGATTCCGCAAAAAACGAGGCTACGGCCGCAGAAGAAACAACACATATTTAGTACAAAGAGGAGGCATCAGACTATAATGGCAAAGGCAAATTTATTTAACTCGATTCAACTGCCGAAGGTCGGCAGTAATGTATTCGACCTTTCACACGATGTGAAAATGTCGTTCAAAATGGGTGGACTATACCCAACATGTGTAATGGAATGCGTTCCAGGAGATAAAGTAAAAATAGGTACCGAAACAATGCTTCGTTTCGCACCACTAATTGCACCAGTGATGCACAAAGTAAATGTTACAACACATTATTTCTTTGTTCCAAATCGTATACTATGGCCTAACTGGGAACAATGGATTACAGGAAACCTAGACGTACAAGCTCCTTACATGTATTATGTTACAGGCTCACCTACAGGGATTCCTGTAAAAAGTTTAGGAGATTATCTAGGTTTACCAACAAATGTACCAGCAAACGGAATTGCATATCCAAATCCTAATGCACAAGTATGTTCACCTTTTCCGGTTGCAGCATACAATAAAATTTATAATGAATATTATAGAGACCAAAACCTTCAATCCGAACTACTAGATACATTAGCAGACGGAGATAATTCAGGATTTAGAACAGTTGCAATTCAACCGGTACAACAGAGAGCCTGGCAACATGACTATTTTACATCATGTTTACCATGGGCACAGAAAGGAGACGCT